AGTATCTGCCATTTTTTAATTATATATTATATAAATATTGATTAATCCAATAACCAGGATATATCTTCTTTGTCCCCATATGGGTTTTCCATTTCATAGGGATTTTTAATTTGTCCACCTCCACTATATATAGTAGGAGCTTGATGATGAGATGAATGTATTCCACCTAATGCAGCACGAGCCATGTCTAGTCCCTGTTGCCTAAAATGTAATGCTGTATCTCTTAAAAACATAGATATACCAAATGCCATTGTTAAATCATCGTTATATCCTGATAGTGCTTGTGCTTTACCATTTTTCCAAATAAATGTTCTTAATTCCTCTAACAATCGTTTAGAACGAATAGTTACAGATTTCTCGTGAAGATACGAAACTAATTTGGAGACTACAAGTGGTCTCGTCTTTAAGGATGTAGTAAATCCAGGAACCATACCTTGTCCATTTTCATATCTATTAAGATACTGGTCAGCATTAGTCATAGAAACATCCATTTTAGGTGAATAATATAGATTTCTATAACCCCTATCTATTAATTGTTGTATTACTGCCCAACCTATATTTGCATTTTCTACTACTAATAAAGCATCATTATATTCAGTGGCTACTGCAAATAGTAAATTTCCATAATCTTTAGTTTGTACCTGTGCTTTAAATTCTGCTACTTGTGTAGCTTCTTCTATATCAAATACATGAAATGCAGAAAAATCATTTCCATCACCTCTTGCTACATCCGCTACTACCATATAGTCTCTAGAATAATCAGGGATTTGCCAAACCCAATAATTACCATCTACTCCTCTACGTTCTACAGGATCCTGTATGTGTGTTTTTTCAAAGAAATTTAAAATATCTGGTTCTACTACTGTATCACCGGAGGTACTAAAATCACAATCACATTCTTGTGCCGCCATTCTAGGTCCTAAAACTATATCCTGTTCTTCTCTCCAAGATTCATTACGTTCCGGGTGAACTGTCCATGGTAATCTAATTGGTAAAAATGTGTTTTCCCTGGCTTCTGCTTTTGTCCATGTTGAATGAAACCAATTACCGGTACCATAAGGAGTACTTAAAGCTATACAACCACCACCCGTAGCTAGTGTTTGTTGGGCCGAAGCAAATATTTCCTCAATTCCATCGATAAAAGCCGCCTCATCTATTAATAATAATGAAACTGCTTCTGATCTACCTGCATCCGAACTAGCAGCTACTGCTTTTATTTGTGAACCATTGGCTAATCTAAGTGATAATTTATTATGTTCAACTGTTTTTATTTGCAACCATTGGGGTAATTGGTCATAAGCAAATCGTACTTTTGTAACCATATTTTTAGCAGTTTCCTGTTTAGTGGCAATACAAAGTACATTTTTATCTTTATGGAATAACATCATCCATAAAGAATAGGCCGAACATAAAGTAGAAATTCCTAATTGGCGGGATTTGTTTATTATAACATAATCCTCATTATTCATATGAATTAGAACCTTTTCCTGAAAAGGATATAAATTAAATTTAATTCTACCTCTTTTAGGGTGTTGAATAGTATAGTATTTTTTCATAAAATACACTGGATCTTTAGCGCATTTTATAAATTCACTTTTAATTATATCTTTTAGATTCTCGGCCACTTTAGTTTATTAGGACGGCCGCTCCTACTGCTACAATAAGACCAGCTCCACCCATTAATTTAGTTTTTAATTTAGATTTCTTAAGTTCAGATTGTAATTTTTTACTTAACTGTTCTTGAGTATTAAATTGTTGGTCTTTTTTATCTATTATAGATTGATAGTTTTCTACTTGTGTTTTTAAATTAGCTACTAACTCACCTTGTGATAAAAGTTTATTGTTAGTTTCAGTTAAAATAGTTTGCATAACCTGCATTTCGCTAGAAAGACCATCAAATTGGATTAGGTCTTTAATAACTAAACGCGCTATTGGTTTAGTTAATTGAATCTGAGTGCTGTCTATAGCGTTTTGCGAAAAACTGTTCCAACTCATCATCACCGAAAAGATCAACAGCATTAAGTTGTTGTATAGTTTCTTTTTTGATAACATAAATTTTTGTGTTTAATTGTTTGATTTTTTTATCCGATTGCTCTATCTGCAATTCCAGAGAATCCGCTTCATTTTCTAGGAAAGTATTTTTTTGGTGGAGTGAATCAACTTTTTGCTCTAAAGCATTAATTTTAGCATCATATATTGATGTGTCTACTTCATTTCCTCCAAAAATATAAAATAGTAATCCAAAAATTACTATTATGGTAACTATATTTAATATATTAGATTTTGACACCTTTTAATTTTTCGTATTTTTTCTTAGCAGCTTTAAATTCAGGGGTAAGTTTTTTTAGCATTCGTAATGCTGTATTTTTATTTACCTCCGATTCAGATGTTTTGTAAAGCTCAAGATGGGTTTTCATTTGGTCCTGAATTCGTTGAAAATCCCTAATTATTTCATCTTGTCTACTAGCTTTTGCTTGTACCTTCTTATCAACAGTAGCACTACTTTCATCACCAGGAATTTCTAATTCAATATCTTCCTGCTCTTTAATTTTATTAGCAGCTGAATCGTATTCTTCCTTATATAGTTTATTATTTTTCCATTTACGGACACTAAAATTATCTTGCATGATTTAAGTTTATTATAAATATTTAAAGACCAACCAAATCTAATATCTGCTCTATACGCTCATTAGTAGTACCCTTAATAACATGTACATTTTTACATCTATGACCATAAGTATTCATAGCTTTAATCACAGCTCCATCAATAAGTTCTCTATATTTTAAATCAGTTTCTCTAATTCCATTATCTTCCATAGTAGTACCTATAGGATCTATATAAAATATGTAATCATAATCACCTACAAATACTCTAGCATAATCTTCAAAATATTCTTTATCTTTAAAATCAATAGTCTTAGCTAAATTAGTAAATGCTATAACATCTAATACAGTTCTATCCATTATTATATTTTCCTTCATTAATTCAGCTACACGCTCTGCTAAAAATATAGTTTGACCTTTTAATGTAGAATCAGTATTCAAGGGAATACCTAAATCCATTAAATATTTACTACGTTCTGTAGCAAATTCATAACCTTTAAATTGTTCTAATTTTTTTAGTTCATTTACTAATGTAGTTTTACCTACACTCATTGTACCACATAAACCTATTTTCATATATTATTTATTTTAATAACCAACTACTTGATTGAATTTTATCACCTAATCCTTCTATTAAAGATATACCTAATTCTTGACATATCCTAGCCTCTGGTATAGAATCGTTATTTTGATCACCACCATTTGCAAAGGATATTTGCCATTTAGGATCCTTAGCTATTGCTTTAACATTAAGGGCTCTTAGAGTTTCACTTACTGTTCTATCTTTATCAATAGCTACCATGGCAAAATCTACCATTTTAAGATTACTTACTATTAATAATCTTTCATCTTCTAATTGAAATTCTTTTGAACCTTTTAATTCACGTTGAAGATCACTGTTAACTATAACCCATAACTCGTCACCTTGAGCTTTCGCTTTCGCGAAAAGCTCTAAGTGACCTTTATGTATAGGGTTAAAATAACCAGAAACTATTATAGCTTTATTCATTTAGAATCTGGATTGAACTTGAGGATTTTTATCTGGTGGAACACCATTTCTATCTCTTCTTAATTCCATCCATTCATCTCTGCTTTTCAAAAAGCCATATAAATAAAATTCGGGTTTTTTCTTAAAACTTCTAGGGTATCTAATGGCTGGACCATTCCAATTATGGAGTTTATTATCAAAAAATGTGATAGTAACACCATCGGGGGTTGTGATTGATCTTGTACGCCAATCATCTTTTACTTTAGGGTATCTCATAGACATATAATATAACATTTAAAATTAACACATAAATATACGAAAGATATCTTGGGTATCCAACTATTTTTTGCGAGATGTTTTACCTTTTAGATAGGCATTTTCTTCCTCCAAAAATTCAATTTTAACTTTTAAACCGGAAACTTCAGATGATAAACTAGTAATAGTTTCCCTCATTTCATCTTTTTCCTCCGAGGATTCTATTAATAAACATTCTAACTTAGCAACTCTAGCTTGTAAGTCTTGAATAAAATTTTCGTTTGCTTGTTGTGGGTTACCCTCTTTATCGGATTTTAATCTTATTTTAGTTTCATAAAATCTCCATGCTCCAACACTACCAAGTGCTGAAATTAAAGCTATAAGTAAATGGATAATGTTTTCTTCCATATTGAGGTATGTAAATAAATATTAGTCAAATTTCTCATTTTTAAACTGACTTAAAACCTCATGGCGTAAATCTAGAAATAATTTAATTTCTTCAATTTTATCCTTTTTAAAAAAATCCATTTCATTATAATTAAATAAGAAATGCAAATTTATAGCATCCAATAATTCCTCTAATTCCCTATTAGATAAGGCTTTCGGCAACGAAGATTCCTTGGGCCCCGCTGACAGTAATTCCTCTAGCTGAGAGGGCATCTCCGACGAAATGGATATTTTCATATTTGGTTAAACTTAAGTTATTATAATTAACTAAGGGTTCTGGTGATAAATATTTAACCTCTGGTATATAAATGCCCCAATCGTGTTTTAAAGTTGGGAATACCTTTTTCATATCATTAATAAAATTATCTATATATTCAAAATATCCTCCAAATTGTTTTCGTACTATAAATAATTCCTCACTATTAATAGAAACAGCGGATACATCTATACCTTCAGATGTTGTTGATGGTCTA